AAATCATAATTCAAGCCACCAACTGTACCTGTAATATTGTTTGAAGTATTAACATCCCAAAGATATAGTCTGTAATTAGAATGATTTGTATCTGCATATGATGAATTTCCAGAACTCGTATCCCAATCCATACTACGAACTCTTGCAGTTCCAACTTGAGTTGCTTGTAATGTAGTATTACTGGTCAAGTTAATCGAACCAAAAGGAACAGAATGTAATTGGCAAACTTCAGAAGATCCAACATCAAACAAACTGGTGGTAGTATCAATTACAATATAGTTCCCTACTTCTGATGTCATACTATAATCAGTAATAGATTCGACATCTCTACCTTTGTCTATATCAAGATAATTTGTTGCAATGCTTTCATATTCATACCCTTTTACATAAGCCTTACCTGCATCCAAACCAGCAGAAATTTCAGAGTCGTTGTAAATTATCACATCGGCTGTATTTGTGGGGAGAGTTGTCTGTACTGTCAATCTTGTATTATTAGCAATTGCTGTGACAGTTGAAGTTGTAGTATTAGATCCAAGATAAATTTCATCTCCAACATCCACTTCACTTTCAAAAAGAGTATTGGTTCCGAATACAGTAGTACCATCAACACCTGATGCTGCGGTTGTACCAGAAAGTCCTCTATGAGCTTTTAGATCTAAATTAAATGGGGTAACTGTATAGTCACCAGACTCATCGTGTGTTCGCCTTGCTAATGTTTTTTCAAGTTCCCCATACATGGGATACTTAACTTCTTCTTTCTTAACGCCATTAACAACTTTTAATAGCTGAATAAAATTTTCATCTGCAAGTTGTAAAACTGGATCGGTTGAGGTAAGTAATTTGACTTTTAATGCTAATTCAATCTTATATCTCGCTGCGCCAGGAGCCGCATAGTTATAAGTTCCTGAAGCGGGATCAAGTAATAGAGGATCATCGTCACTAGTTTTTGTTGATTCTGTAATTTCTAATCCAACACGTCCAGAGGGGATTTTGGAATAGGCTTCCATAACAATAGTATTTGCGGGAGTAAAGAGGAAGAATCCACCAACATAAAATACGCCTGTATCAACACTAACAACCGAACCATTAGAAGTGGCTCCAGAAATACCGGATGCTCCAGCCGCACTAACAACAGTTGCTTGTACTGCTCCAGCCGCGATTGTTTCACCATCTTCAAACGAATCACCTGACAAATAATGAAACATTAACGTAGGTTGAGTACTTGAAGTGGCTGCCTGCGAAGCCACTACACGCGCTCTTGCATTAGAAGTTGCACCAACAATAGTAGTTCCGGAAAAAGAAGCCGCATTAATATTGACTCCCGATTCCTGAGTTTCTAGTTTAACAGATTTAACTTCAGTATCTAAAGTTACTTCTCCACCAAAAACCTTACTACCGTCTTTGAACATATGTTGACCATATCGTTCAATTTGTTTTTGAAGTATGGTCTGTAATTGTGTTACTTCCCTTGCCTGAACTGCATACCCAGGTCTAAAAAGAATACGATAATAATTATTCGTTTCGTCATAATCATCATAATACGGCGTAACATTGAAATTTGTAGAAAGTGGCATTCAATCTTCCTCTAGTATAAAATGATTAGAATTCAATAATTAATTTAACATCTTCTATCTGGTCGTCTGCCCTTGTTACAGGTGCGCGGTTTTCAACATAAAGTACATCACCAGAAAATCTTTCCAGATCACCACCAACTACACCATTAGTGTTTGCTGATGCTCCACCAGCTCCCGTAATAGTTTCGTTTACTTGAAATGATCCAGTAATAGAGTCATATCCGGCAGTAGTGTTTGCTCCCATAGTAACATCGATTAGTCGAAGAGTTGTATTATTTTTAAAGTCTACAACTTTACCTGTAGCGGCTGATCTTGCACCAGTTACAAGTTCATCTTCTGCAAATGCTGTACTGTTCCAAGATTGAACTGTTACAGTTACACATTGATCAATCGTTGATGCTGTTGAAACATCACCATTAGAATACAATGGTTGTGCCAACAATCCAATTTTACGGAAATCGTTGTTTGTAGTAAAGTTTCCAGACTCTCCGTATTCCAATCGACTATTGACCATGACAAAAAATCCACCAAGTTCCTCAATTGCATCATCACCATGTCCACCACGTGGACCGATAATTGGTGCAACCACACCAGAAGTACCCGTGTTTGTAACAATCGTTGCTACTGCGTTACCATAGTTGTTACCACCGGAAACAACCACAATATCACCAATAGTACCGGATGCGGTATTAGTGGCACGAACATTTGCTCCATGTCCATCACCAGTAATTACTATTTTCGGACCGATAGAATATCCAGCACCGTCTTCGGGAATGTTGGCACTTGCCAAAGCTGGTGTCCAAGTTACAACATCAGTACTAGCTTGAAAATCTGTAATCGTTCCACCTTTACCAGTAACTCCTGATCCGGAATCTGAAGTAAAGTAAATATCATTGTTAACGATTGCATCGGTAGCCAAACCTGTACCTGAAATTTTACAAGTAGTTGTAGTTTCCGTGAATCCTGATTGAACTGTTCCTACTTCAAATGTGTAACCAGATCCGGCAGTAGTAACATGAACCACTTCAACGGCTCCATTACCTGAAGTATTTGCTGCAATTTCAACATCATATTGAAATGATGAATCAGTAGTATCCGTAATCGAATTATTTGCTTTACGAACACGTTGTGCAGGCATATAACTTGGAGTTACAAACTTAAGAGCTTTTGCTGCTGAAATCTGATACATAAACTTCCACTTATAATCGTCAGCGGTTGTAATTATGGTTGATCCAGTTCCAGTAGGTTTAGTTGTAGATGCTCCGCCAGCATTGTTGTTGGCTAAACATTTATAAACATTATAATCATCTGTCATCACGTAGAATTGTTGATCGAACAGAGAATTATTCGCATGAGTATATGCAAAATAATTTGTAGATGCTGTCCAATTATATCTTGGACATACATGACTCACATCCGTGGCTCCGATTTTCTTGGCTGCAATCATGTCTCGCCAATGATTGTAAGCCGTATTAGAAACGGAATCCGTAGGTGTAGGTGGGGCTGAATCGTCCGCCCACGAGGTTACTTTACCAATAAACAAGTACATATTAGTATTGAGCAACCCAGCCGAATCAGTTATTGGCGCTCCAGATGTTGCAGACACTTCATCAAAAGCCTCTACAAACTGCTTCGCGTTGTGAATTCGGAATTTATTGGTTACTATAGCAGGCATTTTTTTCTTCCTCCAAAAAAACTTATATTATGTTAATTAAAATTTGTCAGTTGCTCATTGTTATATTTATCAGATCACCAGAGTCTTTGTTATATTTATATGATTTATAAAAAGTATTTTGACTACTGACGCCAGAATACCGCATCAGTTCCACCCCAATGTTTTCTAGTCACAACCAATGATGTATCGTTAGTTATAGATTTAACTTTAAATTCGCCAGGCTCAGTAAGTATAACTTTGCCCCCATCCTCTAATTGTAAATCGTCTGTATCTGATTCCACATGTTCTTGATCCATTAAATCATCATCTTCATAAGTTATATTATCACCATTTTCCATTAACATAGTTGTGGTGTCTTCTAAAATAATATTCTCATCTGTTGTCTGAAAAATATCTCCAACTTTAACTTGTGAAGTAAATGTAGTGTTGGTTCCAGTTACAGTAACAGAATTATGTGGTATTGCAATTTGGCCTTGTAATCGTGTCAATACTCTACTATGCTGATATGCCGGAATCACGATCCATGATTGGTGTATACGATATTCAGAAGGAAATATTCTAGAGGTTTCCATTAGTATTTTCTGTAGGTTGTCCTCATTAATAATATTGTTACCCACACCTTGATCTTCTAATTGAATAAATTCAGAATAGGCTTCACCTGAATTCAAAAGATCTGTTCCAGAAAATAGACCGTCTTCAAACAACATATGATCCGTAACTAATAAATCATCTTCTGCAAGTAAAAGTCCTACCTCACCTTCCAGAGTCATTCGATCATGAGTAAAACTGATATCGGTTGCTGGAGATTTCCATTGCAATGTATAATGGGGTCTAAAAACTTGCACACCAAAAGTCGATAAACCAACGGTATCTTCTTTATAATTATTGATTACGGCATTGGCAAAATGGCCGGCGATTGTTCTTACAGTAGCGGCAGGTTGACCATAAGGAATTATTGTTTTACTCCCTGGACGATCACTTAATTCCATAGGAGATAATTCTAAAATGGTATGAGTATCATCCTCATTTGCTATATAAGAATCATCTTCTCCTTTTAAATGCCACCCCATTGACTCAACCGGATGTATGTATATGGTTGGCACAATCTTGCTATTATAATCAGACTCTTCTCTTATGTATGTAATTCCATCATCTGGAGAAGACGTAATTACTTCATTAGTAATTAAATCTCCATCCTCAGTTATGATTCTCCCCAGTATACTTGAAAAATAATCAATATATTCTATTGTGGGTACAATTCTCTTAAATCTTCCTTCATCTGAAGTTGTAACATGAGAATATTCTGTGAGCATCCTCTCACCAAGGACAGGCGCAGAATCATCTTCATATAAAAATCCACCCGCTTCATCCTCTTCTTGAAGAATGAGCCATCCTGTTGTCTGACTATTTGTCCAAGCAACTACAGTATCTACAATCGGAATACTCTCATATTGAGAATCTGGTCCTTGTGTATCTTCTTCTAACGAAATATATCTTGTAGGACCGTTACCCATTCCTCCAGAAGTTTCATCTAAGAGATAGCCAAATCCATAAGTCCCATTATCATCTTCAAGGAGTATATCACTATTAAAACTCATATCAATAGATGCTGATCCTGATTCCGCTATAGGAAATTGTATTTTTGGATAAAGAAAAGATCCTCCTGATTCAAGTAAAACTTCAGTACCATCTTCATTTATGAGAGAACCAGTAAAAGGTGAATCCCAATTTGTTGTAATTGCACGAAAAACATTTGCATATGCTTTCACTTCAGATTTGATATAATTTGTTGGCTCCATCAACAAATCACTTGAATCTTCCATTAGAAGACCGTTACCGGTTGTTTGATCTTCTAACTGAATATAAAGATACCCATCATAAAAGGAATTTGGAACGTCTGGTGATGGACTAATAGTATACGTGTTTGTGGTGGGTACTGAAGTAATCGCATATTCGTTTTGGAATTGTTGACTCGATTCATCACCAGAAAATACAATTGTATCACCAGTTTCTAGACCATGTAATGTTTCCGTAACTACGTACATTGTAGAATTGGTTCGTGCTATAGACGAAATTTCAACATAATTTTCTAACTGTAGATTTACATCATCACGTACTTCAAGTCTAGCATCCATTGCTTGCCAAGGATGATTTGCTGTGTAAATTTCTAATTCATTGTTACTACCGAATGTTTGAAACTGAACATTCATGCTAGAAGCATTTTGAGTTATAGTAATGTTATGATATTTTCTTCCAGAATTGTCTATTCCGGGCTGAGAAATAGTTCCTAAATCATCAGCATCGTTAGAATCTGCATCATACATTTCTACTGAAATTTTACTACGTATCGACAATTCACCGAACATTATCATGCCGGATGGATGAATCAATCTTTTTACTGAACTACGATAATCGTTTACATCAAAATCAGTTTTTAGAACATAAGAAAAGTTTTGGTAATACTTATTATCTTGAATTTTCGGTACACCACTTAACAATCCTTTTGTACCACTATAATACCCAGGATATGTTGCATACGCGCCGAGTTCTGCAGTAAGTTCAGCATTCTGATTACCAGAAGTAGTTGAGAGTAGTGGGATAGCAGAATATCCTGCCCCAAAATCATAAACTTCTGCAGTTTGAATCGCTCCAATTGCAATAGCGGAAACTTCAATTATAGCATTATTACCTTTTAGTGAGGTATCCATTGTAACTACATTAGCTCTGGCAAGCCATACGGATGAAACTGGATTTGCTCTGAGATCACCACTGGGAGAAGTTACCGCGGTATTTTCTGGTAAAGTATAACTGTAAGTAGAGGTGTTCGCAACAGTAATCGGATATACACCATTAAAGAGTGAGGTAGCTGATCCGGAAACTTTAACTTTATCGCCTGTCCTCAAATAATGTCCTGATTCAGTTACAGTAACCGTTTTATTTCCTGTGCCACCAGCTAATACCGTAATGACGCGGTTTGTGCCCCATGTTAACGCAGAATTATAACTGATTGAATATGTCTGACCTGATCCTATAGTTTTAGAATCTTCTACCGTAAACGATGTGGCATTAGTGTATCCTGTAATTGTTGAAGTTGCATCATCTGCATACGTAATAGTTCCACGAACAAAATCATTTGGAAATACAGTACTACCTCCTGTAACTGTGGTTCCTGATTGAGTGATCGTTCCTGTGGTGTATGTGGAAACAACATTACTATATGCGGTAACACGTTCACCTGATGTTTCTTCTGTATAAAATCTTTCTCCACCAGTTTCTGTAATAAGGAGATCATCATCTTCCATTACTAAGAATTCTACACAAGTTTCTGTTAAAAATAATCCACCACCGCCAGATGCAGAACCAATACCAGAATGAAGTCCTTGACCGGCAGTAAAATCTTCTAATACAAGTTTTTCATGTGAATAACTGTCATTATGAAAATTTCTTTCTTCTAATAATATAGCTTCTATGATACCACCAAAATCTTGAGTAGTAGTCATATCCACTCTAAGAGTTGTATTACCACTGGCAATGTATGGGATTTTAGAAGTTGTAGTGGATTTCGTGTCTATAAAATCAAGAACTCTCCCTCTTGCAGAATAATCATCATTATAAAGTAAAGAATTTTTTGTGATGTTATTTGCAATATGCATATATGAAAGAGAAAAAGTTTCCTTTTCAGGAGAAGCCGCACCATCAACTCCAAAAATTTTCTCTACAGCAACAGTGAGAGTAGTTGGACTAGTAACCGAAGTTACTTCATTCGTGTCTCCATTTGCATATGTAAGTAAAATTACACCAGAATTTGCATCAGGAAAACTTTCCTCACCATATAACGTAACAGTACCACCATTTTGTGCAATTGTTCCAGTAGTAAATGAATGTAAATTTATATTAAGTAAAGTGTTAGGAGAACCTACTACATCTAATGCGTTTCCTAAAATTGTGAGATAACTATTAGCAACAGTAACAGGAGGTGATGATTGGTAAAAACCTCCGCCCGATGTAAGAATAAATGTATCAATCGCTCCAACATTAACAGAAGTCATATTGAGTGCGCCTACAGCCCCCGCAACCACATCAGCACTTCCCCCATGAGCGTCAACTATAGTAAAAGTATCAGTACTAACAACCGCGGGAGTATTACCTGCTTGAAAAGTAACACCATTATGCATATTGTGTGAATCTACACGTGAACTCGCGGCCGCGGCGCCCAATTTAGTAAACTTAGAATCATATACTATTATAGTATCATCATTAACAAAATTCTGTACAGTCAACGCATCTAAATCTTTATCACGATAATAGGAACCAACTGAATATAAAAATGCAGTAGTATTGGCACTAATAATTGTACCCCAATAAGTATTACTTGCATAATCAACAGAAAATGTTTGACCTACTCCAATCGTATGAGCATCCCTAACCGTTAAAACAGTATTACTAGAAAATCCAGTAACAATATTAGTATTAGCATTTGCATAAGTGAGTTTGCCACCTATGATATCTAATTTTTCATCCTCAGAAACAGCCGATGTAAGAGTAACAGTTTTTGATGATTGTGTAAGGGTTACACCTGATGTGTTTACACTTACTAATTTAGCAATTCTGTCTCCGGCTAATATATGTGAGCCAGCAGCATAGTCACCCGCAACATCATAAAGTTTTGCGGATGATGTTTTAATCGTAGCAGAAAAAATTAAAGATGAATTTCCAAATAAATGAGTATTAGCCGTATGCGTATCCAATGTACCAGCAAAACTAGAGGCACTTATTGTTTTTGTTTGAAAATCTTCAATAATATCTGTATTTTTTAGGATTGCTCCTGTAGAAATAATTGATTGGATTTTTGCACCTGCGCCACTTCCACCAGTTCCATCATCAATAAATTCAACTAAATCACCTACAGAATATCCATCTCCAGAATCTATAATATTAATACCTTCAACAACAGAATCTAAAATGGATGCAACTCTTGCACGCGCACCTTGACCCCCGCCACCAGTAACATGAATTTCATCACCAACTATATAATTTGTTCCACCAACATCTACGTTAACAGTCTGCACAATTCCTGATGTGATTGCTTCTGCATATAATCCATCTGAATCAGTTTCGGATATAATTTGTTCATTGGGCTTGAAAAACAGTAAGTTTCCGTCAACAAGACCCTGAACAACATCTGATAATGACAATTCCGTAACTTGAAGGGAACCAACAAAAGTAGTAAGTTGTGTCTCCACTATTGCAGTACATTTGGAGAGTTGACCCGTGACTTTTCTTCCAGTAAATAAATTAATGTTATTTGCGCCAGCTGTTATAATTTTAATTGTCTTATCAATTATCCAATTTCCATCAGACAAGTTCAACAGATCTGATTTTGGATAATAAAATTCTATATCTTCTTTGGCAAACAATGATCTAAATAACCATCCAAAAGATGCTTCATTCCCCTTTGACCGATAAACTTGAATCATTCTTTTAAGAAGTTGTCGTCTATCAGTCTCGGCGGTCTTTGGAACATTTGTATAAAATTCCTTTTTCCATGCAGAATCAATAAGATCAACTGTGGCAGTATCAATATCTTGTAATTCGGTTAATTCTCTTATTGCAGCGGAGGGAGCTCTTGAACGATAAGATTCTACTGAACCTTTGGGGAATGTTCCATCAACAACACCATTTGCTAGAGTACCAAATGATTCAGAAACACTACCTGTAAGTTTTTCTGCATATTCAAATCCTACTGTACTAGTAGATTTTACAAAGGCAATAGTATTACCTTTTGAACCAGTAACAATCGCGGTTGCTCCACTTATATCGCCCGTAAGGGTTTCTCCAAGTGTGAACATGAGATTTGCATTACCGGCAGTATCACGTTCAGATTCTAATTGAAGGCGAGCACCATCTTCAAATGTAATATAAGTAATTCCATCTATTTCATCTTCTGCTATAATTTTAGCATCATTAAATTCAAATGAAGAACCAAAATAAAGTTGATGGGATTCCATAAATTCATAGTATTTCTCTACGAATTGTTTGAACTTAGGATGTTCATTGCTTATAAACTCAGGTAACTGAGTTTCCAATAAAACGGATACATCTTTTTTATCTTTGACTACAGCCACGTTTAATATCCAGTTGAGAGAGTTGTTCCATCAGTATCCGATGCGGAGCCTTTAACATACGTACCCGTCCCCGCATCATCTACCATAGTGATAGAAACATCGGCCGCGTCAATTAAGATAATTTGTTCTCTGAGGGGCAAAACATCTGATGAAGATGGTGTAATGTACACTTCCATTGGTGTAGTATTTCCAGTAGTTTCAGAAGAAATTACCATTGGTTTAAAACTTGAAAGTGACATTTTCCCAGTAAGATAAATTATTGTTCCTACACTATTATTAACAATGATTCGATCTTCCCCTGAAGGTCTATAAACTTGAACTACTCCATTCGCATCTTGTAGTCTACATCCATCCCATTGTGTGTCCGCGGAATCTTTATATGAAAATGTACTACTTGTTACGGCCCCCCAAAATGTATTTGAGGGATGATAAACTTGATTAGAAAAAGGTAAAGTATAGGCTTCACTCGACCCTATTTCTGGATACAGTAGTCTTTTTAATTGAATAGATGTCTGATTACTTTTAACAGAAATTTCTGCTTCATCAATTGCCTGAATTAACTTTGAATATCTAAATGATTTATCAAAGGTTTTTAAATTAGTATTTCCAAAATCTGTAACCGCGGTTGAAACTGTTGATTTAAGTACTGCAGAACTATTCGTGGTTGTTCCGGAATCATATTTAACTGTACTGTTAACTTTCAAATATAAATAATCTGGATTTACAACTTCTGGAGTAATTCCAACAATATTCCTTTTTGCTAATATTTCTTTTTTAACGTAAGACTTAGAAGATTCTGAAAGGACTGTTCCAGATGTTGGTTTAATTGCAACATAAACTTTTCCATAAACTGGAGGATCTGCATCTTCTCCACCCCAAGCAACAACTGCTTCTGCGGCTCCATAATCCCTTTTTACTAAAGTTACATAGTCATGAACTGTAACACATCGATTTTGCGCCTCAAAATTTTTGGGAGCATTAAATTTAATCTCTTCAATATCGGCGGCAATTGATCCACCATCAGCAGAGGATGTGGTTTCTATTTTTACATTAGAATATCCACCAATATCAGCCACAACCGAAAATGATTTCGCCCCATTAGTTATATCAGCATCACATATTAAACTTGACAATATAACAATATTTCCGTTTGCTAATTGTTTTCCCAATAACCCATCACCAAATTGAACTGAAAATTTCCCATCTTCAACTTCATCTATAAAATAAACCGTTGAAAGAGAATTTACTGTGGTAATATCACTAGCTTCTATATACACTATTGTTCCAGTATCAGTAGAAGAATTTTGAACTGAAACTTCCAAAGTACTTATATCTGTATTTCCATTAGGGAGAGTGAATTTTTGTTCTGAATCTCCCGTATTTGCAGTATATTTAAATGTTGTAGGTATCCCCTGTGTAAGACCCACAGAAGAAACCGTATAGACACCATTAGCATTAATATTTACTGAATGGGAATTGGATGTACACCAAATAAATGTTACACCATCTACATCACCTTGAAACTGTGTGTTTTTAGGAATGCTTATAATCGGCGGTACATCGGTTGGAGTAATAGTAAGAGTAAGTGTCGCTTTCGATCCTTGAGCTGAACGAGGACGATAACCAAGATGTTTCGCTCTTGCGACAACAGAATTTCTAAGAGAGGCAGAATCTAAAAACATCTCATTAGCGATCATATTTGCATAATATGAATTATAATGAGTATTGTATGCCATTAAATCAAGGAGAACATCAAAAGAAGATCCCGCGAAATTATATCCTACAAATTCAGATTGACTCCCTAAAAATCCTGTAAGGTTTTCTTTAATTTTCGTGAAGTCTAATTCTGATATATTGAGTTTACTGTCTGAGCTTGCCATCTGTTATCTATGTCCTTTCCAAATAAACTTCTAAGGATGCTTCTTTTGTATCATTGTCAGGTAAATAAACTATAAGTACCTCGTAAGCATTTTCTTCTTGATTAGCTTTTACAGTTATGTTTGCTATTTTTGCTCTAGGTTCATATTTTTCTATAGTATATTTAATTGTTTTTTTCAATCTAGAAGAAGTAAGCGAACTGAAATTTTCAAATAAAAGAATTCCTATACCACTATCTATGTCTGGCTGAAATAGTCTTTCATTTGCTTGTGTACTTAATAGGTTTTTTATAGACCTACTAATAGATACCGATTTTTTGACAGTGGATAAATCTCCATGAGATGGATGTTTTGTAAAATCCAAGTCAAAATCAACGTAATCTTTTCCGTATGTAGTAGCCATATCTTTCTCTTAATATTTAGTTAAATTAAAGTAATCCTAATACCAGTGCTAATAAATCTATTGGGTTTT